ATCTGTTTATGATTGCCTAACAGATCCAAAACCGTGATCCCACGCTGCGCTAGATCATCGTTGCCTAACATGACCCGGATCGTATTTGCGTTAATCCGTTCCATTTCCATGATTGCTGCACCTCACTTTAGTCACGGAACCCTGGCTTCTGTGAATATCACATTACCACTTACTACATTATAGCAGATTTCGTACGTCAAGGCATTCTACCGCACGTTAGCGTGAGTATCAAGTAAAGCGCGCGGTCTTCAAACTTGGTTCAACCTTCACTCTAGTAACACTTGTTTTATCAACCTGCAGTAACATCGCGTTTGCGCCTTTCATACGCAAAAACCGCACCAAATTAGGTACGGTTTTTGCAAATGATTGGCTCATTTATAATTAGTTTTTTAAAAACCTGCAAGTAGTTGTGCTTGTTGCAGCTCCATTGTTCGGACAGAACGCGGCAAGAAGCGCCGAATTTCATCCTCGTTATAACCAACCTGCAGACGCTTATCGTCCATCATAATCGGGCGACGTAGCAAGCCAGGATACTTGGCAACCAGCTTAATTAACGTACCAGTTGACAAGTCATCAATATTAATACCCAGCTCCTGGAAGATTTTCGAACGTGTTGAAATAATTTCTTCAGTGCCATCTTCGGTCATTCTCAGTAACCGTTTGATTTCATCTACGTTCAATGGATCAGAAAAAATATTACGTTCCTCGAATGGAATTTTATTTTCCTTCAACCAGGCGCGCGCCTTCCGACAAGATGTGCAACTTGGGGATGTATATAAAATAACCATTAGCGCTCGCTCCTTTTCGTGACGAGGTACTTTTCATCTCTACAGGTATAGTATAAGAGATTGGACCGGCGCTAAGCAATCACATTTAGAAAAATAATTTTTTAAAAGCTGAAATTCCATATTAACGAATATTGACTATTGTTCATTTTATCAACAATTATGCTTATTCATTTGCAATAAATAATACACGTTATAATAACCTCGATTTACACATCTTGTTATTATTTTAAAGTAAGGCTTATCAAGAGTATCAGATTGAGATTGTCAAGTCATCCTCTGCCAATTGAATTGGTATACCCCCAGCAGCAGTCTGTGCTTGCTGTTTCAAGGTGACAAGATCAAGCTGTTGCGGCAAATGTGTCAATAATAAGCGCTTTACTTGAGCGTCTTTGGCTAGTTTTCCCGCTTCTGGTGCTGTGAGATGCCAACGCGGTTGTGGCTGATCTGCTAGAAAATTGGTATCTGCCATCAAAAGATCCGCATCTTTAGAAAACGGTGCCAATGCCGGGAAATAACGCGTATCACTTGTATTGACAAGTGTTTTACCAGTGACGTCTTCAACGATTCGAACAGCAAACGCTGGCACCGGATGTTGGGTTTCAAGGAAAGTTAACGTTAAAGGGCCGAGATGCAAAGTGCTGTCTGCCGTATAGCCTTTAGCCGTTGTATAAGGGCCAAACGTTAAACTGGCAAAGTTCAACGGGTCTTTTGTATGCCCATATATCGGCAACGGTGACACCTTTTTGTCCCCTTTTCGCAATTGATAATAGTACTGCAAAACACCGACATCCGCGATGTGATCATGATGGTAGTGAGTCAATAAAACTGCATCTAATTTTAATGGATCAAACTGCTGCTCTAGTGAAAGTAAGCCGCCGCTACCTAAATCCATCAATAAATGATAGTCACCACTTTCAATAAGGTAAGTGCTGGTCGCGTGACCCGCATCTGGGTAGCCGCCAAGATAACCTAAAACTGTCAATTTCATCTTGTTTTTCCTTCCTTTCAGATCAGTAATCATTTTCAATTATCCTTAATTCCAGTGGATTAGCTTGCTTTCACCTTTTGCTATTGCTTGGTCCGCTGTCCTTACCGCTGTCTGCTTTATCATCAGTAACAAGGTACTCACTTAGTTTCTTAGCAGCATTCTCACGCTGTTTGGCATTGACATGAGCATAGACGGCAAGGGTTATATCTGGGCTATCATGCCCCGCTAGTTTTTGGACGGTTGGAACAGGAACCCCAGCCAGTAACAAATTGCTAATGAAGCTGTGTCGTGCTTTATGCAAAGTAATACGTGGCTCTAAGTGATTGTCATCCATAAGCTTAAGTAACCAAACTCGCGGAGTCCTTAGATTTAAGGTTGTACCCTTGTGATTACAGAAAATAGGGAAGTCATTGCTAACCATCGTATTAACATTGTAATACTGCATCTTTTCTTGCTGCTTTACTCGCCATGCGTGGAGTGCATTGACAGTATCTTTGTCATAGATTGGTATTGTGCGATAGCCTGCGGGTGTTTTTGGCGGGTTGATTGCGAGTTTCTTAGCAACAGTCTTGTTAACGGTAACACTGACTTTACTATCTCCCTCAAATGTTAGGTCTGACCAGTTCAAAGCTAAAGCTTCCCCACGTCTTAGTCCTGCCAAGAAAAGTAACTTGAAGAAAACGTATTGATCAAGTTGTTTTTCCCTGTTAATACATGAGAAGAACTTTGCTATTTGATCTCTGTCCCAGTAAAGCATGTTGTCATCTTTATGGATTGTTTCACGTTTCGGACGCTTAACCCAAGTAGTCGGATCTTCTGTGATGATACGTTTGTGCATTGCTAGTTTGAATACTGAATGAGCATATTGAAGCAGTCTATCAGTGACGGATGGAATATCTTTGAATAGCTGGTTTGCCACCTTCTGCATTGTTGCTGTGGTAATTGCGTTCACCCTGTAATCACCAATTGCTGGAATTAGATGTTTATCAACGCTTGCCTTTAAATTGTCACTTGTTGACACCCTTACAGTGACCTTGTACGCCTCGAAATATTCATCTGACAGCGACTTAAAGGTAACAGGCTCAGGTTTTTTTATACTTTGTCCTTCAGAAGCAGCATATTCTAGCCGTTTTGCTATTAAATTAGCCTCTTGCTTGGTCTTGAGCCCCTGACGACTACGATACCTTTTCTTACCAGTCAGTGGATCTATACCTGCATACACCTGAACCCTGTACAAGGTTTGTCCCTTTGACTGATAAGGTTTAATGCTCGCCATCTGAGCCAACTCCCTTATCTTTTGTTATTGGATTTACCATTACATCAGTGATTGTTCGGATAGTACTAGCTGTCCGCTCATCAATCGGTACACCTTTCCAAAGTAGCACAACGCTCTCATCTGACATCTCAACAGTTTTCAACGGTTTCTTTATAGCTGCAAGGTCATGGTCACCAAATAGTTGTGTTTCAAATATTCTTGGAACACGGCTCACAGCAGTAATAATCTTTTCCATTGACTCTGACTTAGGTTTTCTGATTCCATTTTCATATGCTTTTATAGATGACAATGACAAGCCACTCATACGTGCAAGGTCCGCTTGAGTAAGCCTTCTATCTTCCCGCATTTTTCTAATCTTATTGCTCACAGAAGGTCTGTTCCCATCTTCTGGATTCGTCATAATATTCGCCTCCATTTAAAAAAGTATGCCGTAGGGTTGACTTTTGTGAACTTATGGTATACTATTCTATTTGTAAACCAAGTATACCTCTAACAGTCACTTTTGTACAACAGATAGGAGATGAAAATTAATTGGCAGTGACCTTAAATCTAGGCGATGATTTTGATACCGCCATCACCCAACAAATTAGTGCCGCTATTAACTTAGCATTAAGCAATCAGAATAAAACACAGTCTTATAAAGAATGGATGAGCCTAGGTGATGCTGCCAAGTATTTAAGTGTTTCTCGTAGGACCCTTAATGGATTCATTGCTCAAGGACTTAAGATTGTAGTTATTGGCGGTGTAAAACGGGTTCATAAGCAAGACATTGACAGGTTCATGATTGACCATCTTGTATAACAAAAAAGCTACCCCGCACGCCAATGCGAAGTAGCCTATAGCTAACTTAATAGCCGAAACAGTCAACCCACGCCAATGGGTCGATATGCTGATGTATCTGCCTGATACAGCCACAGTATATCATGATTGTTATGTTCGTGTCACAGCATACCTGCGCACGGTTGAAATAAAGTCAGGTGGTCAGCTAGAGCCGATGCTATAAAGTCCAGCCGGTAAGTGCCCCAGTCAGGTTCCCTATCGTCAAATCCTTGGTGTCTACGGCCTTCCGGACTTTAAATGGTAAATGGTAGGGGTGGAACGTCTTGACAGCTTTAACGAGCTGTGAGGTCATCCAGCCATGTGTATTAGCGGTGTTTTCAGGAGTTAGACCGCATAGTTAATAGCTAAATAAATCTCAAACTCATATGCATGGTACTCTGGGCAAGACTGGAGTGGTAACTGGATGCTGGCTATTAGCAACGTGATTATCATGGGCTAATAACTAGGCTGTGTATGCAATTGGTGGTGAAGAGCCACTCACAGTCACTTTTTGTGGCAAGGGGGAACTATCAGCAATTCAAATATTCAAAGGCTTGAAATACTAAAAACAGCCACCAAGAGTTACGATAATCTGTGTATATTTAAAGCCTTCATTTTGTCTTGAACATTCAAGAACAACGTAGTAGTCATCATCATTCTCTGCCATTACTACAATGCCCTGAGATTTCTCAGAAATCCATAGTGGTTCTTTACCAAAAAATTTACTTACATAGTCATTTGTAGGAGCAATATCAAAGCCATTATCTTTCAACCATTTATGCCAATCCAATATTGCCGGTAGATCAAACATTCTTGCAGCCTCTAGTATACTTATTTGTTCTTCTGATTCTTTCTCCAAGTTGATGACATATTTCTTGGTAGCATCTAGTGCATAGCCATGAGGAGAAACAAGTTGACCCATACCCGGGTTTAATTTCAGCTTTTCCATAAAAAACCTCCTAATTATTTTCAGTATCAGATTGATCTCTCTAGATGATTTTGTCAACTTTAAAGTTATGAAAAACAACTATTGTTGCCCAACAAAAAAAGCCCCCTACCATGACTAGTAGAGGGCCAAAAGGTGATAAATGTTGGTACAAGGCTAAAGTACCATATGTGTAGTGTTTGTCAATAGTTGTTACTTGATGTACAGGCTTTCACCTGGGTAAATCAGGCTGTAGATTGACTTGCCATTGTTAGCGGCTAACGTGTACATGCTGATGCCATACTTGCTGGCAATGCTCCAGAAGCTGTCACCTGACTTCACAGTGTAATAAGTGTGACTCGGTGCACTATAGCTGCTGGAACGTGAGCCATAGCTTTCGCCACCCATAACACCTAGGCATATATAATGATACCTTCCAGAGTAGCTAAGATACCGTGCCCATACGTAACCATTGTGGATGTACACATGGTCATACATGAGGCTTTCACCAGGTGCATAAGTACCAATTGAGGCATAGCTTGTGTCATCACCGGTGCGAATGTTAAGTGTCACAGAAGGCCTAAATATGCCATTCTGGGCGTAATCTGTATCACTAGATGTACTTGCTTGTGAAGGTGTAGAAGGCAATATGGTCGCTTGTGCTGGCTGTTTAGAGTAACCATTGTCAGTTATACCCAGCAAGTCAACATTGCCATCTAGGCCACCTAAAGCGTGCATACTGGTAAATTGCCAGATAGCTACACCGGGAAGGCTTGGAAAGTAACTGTATAGTGGCAATGCACGGACTTGGTAGTCAGGATAACCAGCAACCCAAATGGAATTAGGAAACTGGCTAAGTACGCGATTGTAGTCAACGTGTGCAACAATGTATGGCTTGTAACTGTAGAGCATGGGGGTATAACCTGCTTTTGCAATCCGTTGCATACCATAAAGAATGGCATCGGTATTAGCCTCAACAGACCCACTTGCTCCATCCTCATAATCAAGCGCCACAATTGATCCCTTTGGTGTCTGAATACGTGGCAGGAAATAATCAAGTGCTTGGCGACCAATATCAGAGCTACCACCAACACCATACCATAGGTAACTATGGACTCTAAGCCCGCCATTCTTAGCCGCTTTGACTTGGCTACTATAAGTTGACTGGTTATAAATCGTGCCGCCTTGGGTTCCACCTATTTGTGCAATTGCAAAATGGTCACCCTCAACTGTCTTACCATTGTTGCCTTGATACACTGACCAGTCAACACCAATATCATTCTTGGCTGCTTTAACGGGTGTCGGTAAGGCAAATGAAAAGGCAGCCATAATGGCTACCCCTGTTAATACTAGTTTAGTTTTAAATCGCAATCTTAAGCCCCCTTAGTATAGGTTGCTTCAATGGTGTTCTTTAAGTCGGCATAGGCCTTCTCAACTGCATTCTCAACTGTCTGTTGATCAACCTTGGTAAATCCCATGGCTTTCAATTGAGTTTTAACAGATTCTACTGCTTTCGACTTCTTAACGGCCCCTGTTACTGCTTTTGTCACACCTGACTGTTCAGATGCGGTAACGGCTGCTTGTGCTAATGGCTCTAACACTTGCACCAAGGTGAGTGCCTGTTTATTCGCTAATAGGACCTTTGCCACCCATGCACCCAAAATAGGTATCACTGCAACGGCAATTTGGACAATTAAATCTTTCATTTTTACTCCTCCTTACAAATACTTTTCAATGATATACACAAACAGGGTGACTCCAATTGTCCCACCTAATACTCCCCAGATTGACCACACCAGTTTCCTTAGACTGCTAATGTCACGAGCATTATCTTGGCTGGCATTGTATGCCTTATCAGCCTTGTCGTCTGTGCTTGGTAGGCCAGTCAATTGTTGCTTAATCTGGGCAATATCTTCCTTGATCTCCATTAGCATTTTTGTTTGTTCGTCCACAATTTCACCCCATAAAAATAGCCGCTAGCTTTTGCCACCGACATAATCCTTGCCTGTAATTTGCTTGTATTGATCCTCAGTTATTTGCCGGCCTACATATTGTTCTATCGGACACCCCCAAGAATGGAGCATACTGCAAATTTCGAAGTCACTCATTTTTCTCACCACCCTCAAGCTTCATCACGCGAGCATACAGTGCAGCAAGCATCTGCTGTTCAGGTGATGGCTCAGGTGACGGCTCAGGTGTAGGTCTGTCAGCGTCTGGATCATAGTCAGCATCTGGAACAACCTTGCCATCAATAATACTGGCGTGGTTCTCATACAAGCCAATGGCCTCATCAACTTCAATAACATCGAATCCTTCATTGGTTGGGCCTACTGGTCTGTTTTCATTAGACCATGCCCAATGAAGCAGCCGACTATTGCTATCCGTCCACACTTTGATTTTCATAACTGCCTCCTAGTCAAAAAATGAATCCCCCGTTGGATAGTCATCCTGAGTTAAATAGGTAACCGATCCTGCGTAACCACCTTGACCTCGTGAGATAATGGCATACCAGCCTACTGTTCCACCGCTTGGCGTACTTGAGTACATGGTAGTTGATTCACCAGCATAGCTAAAACTAGGGCAAGCACAAACGATCTTATTTTTCAGGTATGGTTGATACCCCGGTCTGATTTCTGCCAATCTCAAATACTGATACTGATTAGCAATTGCATACAAATCAAAATTGACCGTCACTAGATTCCCACGGCGGGTATAGTAAATGTATCCCGAAGAGAAGTCGATGTTATGATATGGTGTTGTGTTACTGTAGAAGTAAGTAACATTATCTGTTGATTTGAATGTGCTGAACACATATTTTTTGGTGCCCGCATTTTCATCACTAATCAGGGTTGATAAGTTAAGCTTGCCACCTTGCAAATTAGCATACTGAACATCACCGGCATTGTCGGGTGTGCGTTCCCGACTGATAAATCCCGATGGTCCTAAGTCGCTAATTAGCATGTGTCCATCTGCTCTGCCTTGATCATTTTCAACGTTGCCTGTGATATTCAAGTGACCATACTGCATACTTGTGTTACCACTGCTAAACTTTCCCTTGTTGGCATCGCTAAGAGCAGTGCGACTAAATGGTGCATTAATGTCAGGGGAATTAATGGTTGCACTATCAAGCTCAATTGATTGCAACTTTTTGATGCTAAGTACCGCTTGGGAAATACTCTGGTCCATCCAAGTTGACCCATTGTAATACTGCAGGGCCGTGGCATCGTTCAGCGTTTCCCCATGCCACCATAAGTCACCTTTCTTGGGGTTTTGGGGTGTGCCAAGTTGAATGTATGTGTATGGCACATCCTTGCTTCCGGGAACACCTTGTGGCCCCTGTGGTCCTTGCGGCCCCTGTGGCCCCCGATACCCTTGCGAACCAGTATCGCCTTTTGGCCCTTGTACCAGTTGCCAAGAGTAAAGTGCTGGATTTGTACTGTCAGCTTGTGTGAAATCTGTATAGCTACCAATGTACTTTCTAGAACCCGGAGTATCCAGTGAGAAGTTCGTGTTACCATCACCACTGTCAGCATAGGCGATATGGAAGTACGATGTTTTACCATCTGCACCCGGTTTTCCTGGCACACCTTCTTTACCGTCAGCACCGTCAGCACCTTTAATGAGTGACCAGCTATAATCGTTAGGATTGGTGCTGTCACCAGATGTGAAGTCG